CTACATTCCGTATCTTCTACAAAGTTAATACAGTTCCTCGAACGGCCACAACGGTTGATTGTACAGTGCCGCCCACGTCATCTCCGAACTTTGACTGCTCAACAAATACGTATAAGATCTGTACAGTCACATCAACGAGCACATGTTCTCATCCAGAATTTATGCCTCTTCTCAGTTTTGGTAACTCACTTTGGATCGAGCTTTTACAGGCGCCCGACGCTTCTAGACAAGGCCTTGCTAAGACACAACTCTGTATACAAACGATGAACTTTGTAAATGGTGCACAAACAATCTATCTAGAAACCTTTCCATTACCGAACTTTCCTCTACAGAAATGGGTGATGCTGACGCTTATACGCGAAGGGCCGAAGTTTGATGTTTACTATAATAATCAACTTCAGGCCAGTATAAAAACAACAAATGCTCCGTATTTCACAGCAACGTCGTATACGATTTCGCCTGGTATGATGGGACTTACTGGAACCGCTACACAGATTTTTCAGCAAAACGGCGTGTATACTCCTGATCAAGTAGCGGCTGATTATGCGACAAATACAGATACAACTGGAAAACCGCTTTTACCAGCGTTTACATCATTTACAGGATTTAGTCTCTGTCCTTCCGGCAATTGTTTCACGGCTCCACAGATTCGACCCGCCAATCCTCTAGTAACATGGAGTTCTCAGTATAGCTAGTTGCTTATTTTTGCGGTCTAAAAAAACTGTCCTCAAACAGAATGAGTTCAAACGGTTCTGTTCCCGCAACCACAACAGGCGGATCCACTCGCCTGATTGGTAGTTTAGTAATATTAGTTCTGGGTGCCATTGCCCTTTTCTACCTCTATGATTACATGTATAGCGCGTCAGCGCTGTCCATCCAGACAGTAATGGTAGGGGGTCCTGTAAGCTCAACGGTAACGAATGGTATTGATAACTATCCTGCGACAAGCCAGGATGTTAAGTTAAATCAATATATTTTTACTGGCGGCACAATGTCTGTAAGCTTCTGGATGTATGTAACAGGCCAAGGCACAGGTGGTAGCACCTCATGTAAGCATATCCTCAGTCTTGGCACTTCAAGTGCGGGGGCAGCCAATCCTACTCTCCTCATAGCGCTAGGTGGAGCATCCAATGTTCTGTATGTCCGCGCGAATGACGGCAACAGTGGGTCACAAAGCTGGCAGCTCGGTAACTTCATGACGAATCCTGGTCTAAGCACAGCCCCGTGTAATATCCAGAATATTGAATACGGTCGCTGGGTATGTGTTACAGTTGTCCTTAATAACAACATGAGCGACGTATACCTCGATGGTAAGCTGTCACGCTCATGTGTTCTTAAGGGTCAGTATCAAGTGGCTCAGGGTTCAGCGGGTGCTCCTCTCGCCTTTTCATTCTGCCTGCCCAAGGCATCCGATGATTCAAGTGCGGCAACCCCCTGGTCTTGGAACGGCAGTTTCGCGAACTGTGCCTTCTACAGCTATGCTCTGGCTCCGGATCAGGTCTATCGTATCTATATGGCGGGCCCTTCCGGTGGTGGTGCTAACTTATGGTCACAGATCCAAGCATTCTTTGGAAAGAACATTGTGGCTACAAAAACAGCCTAAATAGAGTATTAAAATCCGGCTAAAACTAAATCCGTCTAAGATTTAGATTTAGATGGCGTCTATCAACGCGGGAATCAACACAAGCAGTGCCAGCTTTCTCTTAGGAGATGGAACGATTCCACAGGTGCTCTTAGCACTTATTGCGGGCCTTGTTCTCTTCATCACGTTATACAGTTTTGAAAGTCTCGTAGTTGCCTTTAACGGCTATGCGAACTCAAAGGTTCTTCTTGTTCCTAATACAAGCCCTAGTAGCTCATCGATTGTCATTGTACAAGATCCGAAACTGCCTAATCCGAAAATGGTGCTTGCCTCGGATAACGAGCGGACTGGTGTAGAGTTTACCTATAGTTTCTTCCTGTATGTTGATCCCGCAACCATGGCTACAGCTGGAGATACGGTAGATGTTCTCAAGCAAGTATTCTACAAGGGGTATTCGAAGCCGTTTCCCCTTATGGGTCCTGGTGTGTTCGTCCGCAGCACGCAGAACACACTGCGTGTCTTTATGAACTCTTATAAGTCGTGGTATTCCTATGTAGATATTCCGAATATTCCGCTTGCGAAGTGGTTCCATACGGCCCTGGTCTTCCGTGCGAATAATCTAGAAGTCTATGTGAACGGAAATATGGCAGGTCGTATTTCTATGGAGTCAACGGCACCGTATCAAAACTATGAGAATGTTGTAATCTTTGGTGGAAACTCATACGATAGTGGATCAACACGCTATGCTAATGAAGGAACTGGTACTCCTGAGGCATTTAAGGTTGGTCCTGCGATCATTGGACAAATCAGCCGTTTATCCTATTACAGATATGCATTGAGCTTCAGTGAAATCCAGGCGAATGTGAATGAGGGTCCGTCATCACAGATTGATTTACCTTCTGGAGCATCACCTAACTCCTACATGGGGAACACCTTAACGGATACCTGGTATACAGCTGGAAGTGGATCACCGTCCGCTACATCTTAAGGAGGGTTTACTCTTGTTCTTTAGAAGAAGAGGGGCACAATGACAGGAGGAGGTCTTATCGCACTTGTCGCTTATGGCTCACAAAATGTAGCCCTCAGCGGTAATCCACAACTTACCTTTTTTTATAAGGTATTCAGACGCTATTCACACTTTGCTCTTGAAAATGTGGAGCAGTTGATGGATGGCCCGGATCAACTCTTTTACGATCAACCTATCAAGGTTCGTTTCAAGATTCCCCGTGTAGGAGATTTGATTAGTGATATGTATTTCGCATTTCAACTACCCGATATCTATAGTAAGTTCGTAGATCCTACGATTCGCTCAAATCAATATGAGTTCCAATGGACAAACTATGTAGGTGTAAATCTTATTCAAAGTGCTGCCTTTTTCATCGGTGGTCAGAAAATCCAGGAGTTTGATGGTAGCTATTTGCTCGCAAAGGGGTTACTCGATAATAGAATCGATAAGTTCCAGAAATGGCAGACACTTGTGGGAAATACTCCACCACTCACTGATCCTGCTAATAGTATTTACGCAGGAGGCACAACACTTACAGGATATCCCACTGTAATAAAAGATTTATCACGTGTTTCACAGCAGAATCGCCCTTCTATCTTTGGTCAGCGAATCTATGTGCCTCTTCCTTTCTGGTTTGCTGATTCTGAAGGAAGTGCTCTTCCACTTGTAGCTCTACAGTATCATGAATGTGAAGTTCAACTTACACTCAGTCCTATACAGAATCTTTATACAGTAACGGATGCATCTGGATATCGTGTACGACCTGGTATCCAAACACTCTGTCCTACTGTAAATGTTCTTTCAAATATTCCTGATTATGGAACTGTCTATGACGCAAGTGGTGAGATTCGTAGTTTCTTAGTTGATATTGGATATGATACACCTGCGCTGAATACATGGAATCTTGAGCCAACTATTCTTACAACGTATGTGTATCTTGGTGAGGAAGAACGTAATGTGTTTGCCTCAACACCATTATCGCATTTAGTTCATCAAGTGACAGGATATTCTTTTCCAACTATTTATAATCGTCAACTTCTTTCTTTAGAAGTGCATAATCCTATTGAACGATTAGTTGTGGTCAATCGTCGATCTGACTCACTACCGTTCCGTAACTCATTTGCTAACTTTACGAACTGGTGGAACTATCCTGCGGCACCCTTTATTCCTCCCCCTGGTGCTACGTTTTACTATAAAACCACAAACTCTTCAGGACTTTTACTTCCGTTTGCACAGAAAGATATTCTACAGAGTCTTCGTGTACTCGCAGATGGTAATGAACTTCAGGAAGAGAAGGATATCACCTTTTTCCGAACGATTGTTCCTTACAAATACACTGAAGGTAATCCTGATCAGGATATTCCTGTGTATAACTTCTGTTTACACAGTCTCAATGGACAGCCATCAGGTTCCATTAATGCGAGTCGTATTCGAAACTTTCAGATTGAACTAAATCCATATACACTCGCACCGAACACAACCTATGTATATGATTTTACAATCTATGTTGAAAACATAAACTTTGTAGAGTTTCAGGGCGGTATGGGTGGTCTTAAGTATGCTCTGTAGGCTCCTTGAGTCGTATTTCTACAAATCCGCTTTTCCGATGGGGATTGATTTTAATAAACTCAGGATAATGTTCTTGTAGGAACTTTACCTCAGCTTCAATCTTTTCTTTTGTCCGTGTTAACTGGAGTCCACCAGGCGTCTTATAATAGGCGGTTTGCGGTGATACAAAATTCAGACGAACAACAACTCCATCCATCTTCCAAAACTGGAGAGTTCTTTCATAGTCTTCTTTGCTTTGTAAATGAATCACAACTTTCTTTCCCGGATTTATTTGCCCCCAGAATGAACCAACGATATGTTTAA